ACCAGATGATAATATTTGACATTTTTTTTTTATTTTATATAATAAAAAAAAAACGCAAAATGTCAATAATTTTTGATCCTCCACGTCCTATTACACAATATAATATGAGACTTATTTTATTAAATACAAATAACCAAGTAACACAGGATATATATGCTTTTTTTTTAAGAACTTCCTTCGATGATATAACTACAACTTATATTCAAGTTTTAACGAGTTATAGTACGAATCTCACTCCAGGACCCGGTTTATCTCTCGCAACAGTATTTAGGTCGAATTCAGGTTTCATTCCATCCCTTCTCACAATTTTATTTCAATTTTATGTAAACATTGCTTGGAATATTCAGGGAGACTCGTATCTTGATCAAGTAATTATTTATACATATAATGTAATCTTACTCTTGGAATCTTTCCGGAATACCACCCCGGCGAATGCTTATGCAGATCAGATTAATTATTTATTGAACGATACTTCTGACTCGGATCCAACCAAAAACGGGCTTCTTTATGAATTTAAAAAATTGCTTGTGTATCCTACACAAGATGGTCTTCCTCCTCCACCTCAATAAAATAAAAGAGTCTATCTTCTAACGTATCGAGGACAGGATCGTACAGATGAATATAGTTTTTCGCGATCGGAAAATCATTTAATAGATTTGTAAAAAATGTCGTATTATTATTATATAATGTTTTTAATTTTCGTTCAGGTAAGTATTCCAACAGAGTGATATCTTCATAAATTATAAAATAATAAATAATATCTGGGATTAATTTATTCGATAATAATGAAAAAAGAGTCATATGAGGTTTTGTTTGTAAAAATAGTCGTAATATTTTTTTATTGCAGATTAGGATATGATTCATATCGAACCAAAGATTAGGTATATAATACATAAATTGAAATAAGATATTGTAAATTTTTTTTAAATGGTTGTCCGACATATAATCATCATATTCTCTATAATGATCCCAAAAAAATGTTTGATGATTCAAAAACTCGGCATGAGAAGGATAATTTATTGAAATATAACATTCTGTATTCTTAAATAAATTAATGTTGAATAAATTTACCATCTGCAAGATATATTTTGTTTTTTTTTGAAGAAACAAACGCATATTATAAAAATATTGAGGAGAATGAATTCTACAAAATATTTTTATAGGAATTGTTTCATCATTGCGATGGATCGTATTATAAATGGATAAGGAAAGGCTATTTTGCTTCAAGGAGGTTAAATTTAAAAATATATTTGGATAAAAACATTTATATTTATATCTTCCATTATATTTTGCTCTTCCTCGATGAAGATGTTTTGGAAAATCAGAATATTGTCTTTTTTGTATAAAATCCATGTATTCACCACATCTTGGACAATACCGTTTATTAAAATGTTTCCTCAGCAACGAGATCTGTTCCAGTTTGGGTAATTTGGGTTTATAGTCCAATATGTATTTTTGTAATGAAAATGGTAAGTTTTCTATAGGAAAATTTAGATTCATTTGATTTTTTATGCAATAAAAAAATGAAATATATTTCATTTTTTAAATAAAAAATGTTTTTCATTGCACACAAGGGTTATGATTGTAATAATTCATTTATCAGTATTTATAAATCTTTATCTTTACCTTTTTATTTTAAACAAGATGTTTGCTGGGGTGAAACCGATTTGTTATGGACCGGCACCCAATGGATATTATGTCATGATTTCAACGAAAAAGATAAAAAAGAAAATTATGAAACGGCCCATTTTTTATTCAAAAATCTTCAATACCTGTCGAAAAACTGGAAATTAATCCTGGATATAAAATGGGATGCCATTTTTAATTATCATCATGATTTTGTATATGCGTTAAATCATTTATCTTATATTTTACCTAAATATTACGGAAATATTTGTGTACAATTTTCTTATGCATCACATGTCCAATCAGCAATTAATCATCCTGTATTATCTTTATATAAAATAGGATATTTAATGGAAGATTTTTCTTCCGATAAATATCATTTTTTTTCTAATATACATTTTCTTATGATTAATATCCATAAAATAAGTCAAGAGGAAATTCTGATGATAAAGAAAAATTATCCCGATTTATGGCTCATTGGATTTACATGTTTTTCAAAATCCAATTTAAAATATTATAAACATTTATTTACTATTTTAAATGGATTAGTATGCGAATTATGATAACGTTGATAAAATATAAAAACTATTTAAAAAAAAAATATATGTAATAAAATTTGTAAAATGGAAATATACAAAAATCTCATTGAAACTTCTTTTCAAAATGCAGAAAAAAATATTTCAAAAATTACTGACGATATTATTGATATGCAAGGCATGAGCGGAACAAAAACACGACATTTTTATAATAATTTGTTAAACTTAGAAGATGCAAGATATTTAGAAATAGGAACATGGAAAGGTAGTTCTGTTTGTTCCGCTATGTGTGGCAATAAAGCAAAAGTTACATGTATAGACAATTGGAGTGAATTTGGAGGACCTAAATCAGAATTTTTAGTTAATTTTGAAAAGTTCAAAGGTGAAAACGACGCAACATTTATTGAGAATGATTGCTATAAAGTGGATGTTTCCACTTTACCAAAATTTAATATATATATGTATGATGGAAATCACACAAATGAAAGTCATTATAAGGCGTTATTACACTATTATGATTGTTTAGATGACATATTTATTTTTATTGTAGATGACTGGAACTGGGCGGATGTTAGAGACGGAACTTTTAACTCCATTAAAAAGTTAAATTTAATAGTATTATATGAAAAAGAAATAAGATTAACTTTTGATAATTCTCATACTCCAGAACCTCAATCATCTAAAACTTGGTGGAATGGAATTTATGTTGCTATTTTAAAAAAAAAAATATAAATTAATACCTGAAACTCTTAAAATTAATTACTTAAACAATTCATCAGAGTTATGTGAAATTGGAAAAAAATAAGACACTGATAAATCATCACAAAGAATTAATGTGACTGATTCTAAACATTGCCATCCATACACATTATTTTTTGATGGATTGTTTAGAAATCATAAAAACATGAAAATAAAAATTGCAGAGTTGGGTATATTGGATGGATCATCATTACTTATGTGGAATGAATACTTTATAAATGCAGAAATATATGGCTTTGATCATAATTATGATTTTATAAATAAATTTAAAAGCTATTTTAATAATGACAAAATTACTCTTTCTCATATAGATGGAGTTGAACCTATTTTTAAAAATATCAATAAATTAACAATAATAACGCCCTGTTATAGAGTAGAGAATTTGTTACTATTAAAAAATAGTATTAATTTTGATTATGTAGAAGAATGGATTATTGTTTATGATAATCCAAAAAAATTTGAAAATCAAGAAAATAATAAAATTAAAGAATTTCTTCACACAAGCGATGGAATATCGGGAAACCCACAAAGAAATTTTGCTCTCAATCAAATCCAAAATCCAAACGCTTTACTATATTACTTAGATGATGACAATATACTTCATCCAAATATTTATAATTTATTAAATATTATTGACAACACTAAATTCTACTCATTCAATCAATATTTTGGTCGCAAAGGTAATAATATAGGTGTTGGTTATAATTCCTTTTAACTTGTGCAAATATGTCAGATGAAATTACCTATATATGAAGCAGATGGGCATTATATAGAAGAATGTTATAAAAATAATAATAACATACATATTTTCGTGGACAATGACTTTTGTTATTATAATAAATTAAGATGACATATTTTTAATCAAAATTGACTGCTAAAAACCTATCAATAGTTGGTTTCTTTATCTAATACCTTGAGAATATTTTTGATAGTCATAGTTTTAATATCGAAAATTGAAAGTTGGAATTTTCAATTTTTTGATATGGACATTGTTTAACAAATATACATGAATAGAGCGAATTATAACATCCAAACTTGATTTCCTTGTCTATTATTTCTTACTTTATAGATGAATAATAAACGTTTGATATATTCAAGACCCGTGTTCGGAAAAGGACCATTATTGATTGAATATAAATTATTTGTATTTGTGATAAATCCTCGAGCTTCATTCAATAATATAGTTGCTTTAATTGATTCTTTAAAATCCATTCTATTATTCATAATAATTTTTTTTTTTAATAAATTCAAAAATCAATTGGCAATTTTCAATTGGTAATTTTTTGTGTAAACAAATCCATAACGCTTGAGCATTTTTAAAATAAAAATATTGCACGGTGCTCGGAAATTTTTCTGTATCCTGATAGATCTGACAATCATAAAATGTATTCATTATCGTTAGGAGACATCGATTTCTTAATATATTTGATAAATGTATATCGATCTGATATTCTATAGGATAAAAATTATCTACCATTTTTAAAAGAGCCGTTCGAGTAATCATATAAAAATGACTTTTTATCAAACAATCATATTTAGAAAAAATACTGTAAAAAGAGTCAGAATTTAAGTCAAAATTTTTATTTCGTTTCGTAAGATATGAATCAAAATAAAGATTCGTACTTTCGTGATAATAATAATAATAATTAAAATTATTATAATACGGACATATATCTTTGATTTTGGCATTAAAAAACCAAACGGTATCCTGTTTTGTTTTTGCATTCTTATAGGCTTCCATAATAAAAAATTTTGCTACATTTGGGTCTTTAATTTTTATATCGTCTTCTACGATTATGGCAATTTCTCTCCCAGATTCTAGAATCTTGATCCACGTATTTAGATGACTTAAAGCACATGCACCCGCCGACCATGTAGGTATAAAATTCGTATTGGTTGGATTATTTATATTTTTATAGACCTTGTACGTAAAAAATTTATGCATATGTTTTTGGGCGAATCCAGGATCGATCCCATAGATTATATTTACATTTTTTAAGGGTTCGTCTCTTATTTTTTTTAATTCCTTTAGAGTATTGTTGAGACGATTTTTTTGTTCTTTCATATTTATGACATATATAGGTATATTATTGATATCATTATCAAAGAGTTCTAAAAGCTGATTCATGTTTATTTTATTTTTTTATTTATTTATTTCATTTGATTTGCATTTTTTATCAATCATTTTCCCCCAAAAAAATAAACTTTTTATATAATAGATATGATATTTACAATTTATTTAAATGATTCTACATCAGGAATTATACCTCAAGAAATCGGTGTTGCAGCACCTATAGCACCTATAGCACCTGTAGAAACAATACCTGCTTCTGAAGAAGATTTACCGGAAACCGATCGACAAGAATTACAATCTGCGTGTGATCAAGCAACTACATTTGTTTTAGAATTACAAAAATTTGCGCAACCGGAAAATCCTGAAAAAGATGTTAAAATAACATTTTTTTCATGGGTACAAACAGATAAAAAAGGGAAATTTAAAAGTATTGAAAATAGTTCTTATGATATGACACAATTACCAATTGAACTTTTACAAATAAACGAATCGGAAAATAATTCACTTACTGAATTAACATTTCAACCAAATAGAAATATTTTAGGAACTAATAATCTTGAATTCAAACGGGATACTTTACGAAAGATTGAATGTGATGTTGAAAAAAATGAATGTGTGTGTGTATTTAATAAAACGAAAGAAAAAGCTACTATTCCATTCCCTTTGTTACCGCCATCTGCTCTTAAATCAGGATAGTTTATATATTATTATATTTGCATCATTTCAGGTATTTTACCAAAACAAGCGCAATCGTTTCTAATAATGGTTCTGGTTCTGGATTCTGTAAATATACTATTTATCACTTTACAAATTATTCCTTCATTAAATTGAAATTGGGATTCATTTTGGGATGGGTTCGTGAATGTATCAATATCATATAATTGGGCTAGCACATTTTTTTGATTTTTCATTCGTTCAATATTAATTTTACCTGATCTTTGATTAAAAATTCCTGAATACGGTTCACAATATTGTCGTGGAGATATTATGACACTTGATTCGTCTATATTGTATTCATTATAAGCAGTTCCGGAAATATCGAAAATACAACTTTTATCGGCATTTTTTGGATCATAAATCACGGCTAAAATGTGATTCTCATCTTGTGGATCTCGCTGAATAGCGAAAGTAATCTTTGTTCCCACTGGTAACACTTCATCAAGAATATAATTAGTTTGTAATAATGAAAATTCACATGCTAATGGTGGATATTCTGATTTTTTTAATTCTTGATAATCAGGTCCTGGGGGAGTAATGACGGAGGGAGCAGTTTCTAATGCAACAGGTTCTACAGGTAAACTAGGTGCAACAGGTGCATCTTGTGCAACAGGTGTAACTGATGTAACTGGTACAGCAGGTGCTGTGGGTATTACAGGTGTTACGGGTGCTTGTCCTTCAGCAGCTTGTAATAATAAAAATAATGGGTCCATTCTATAGAAATAAAATATAATAATTGTGATTAGTTTTTAAAATTTTGTAACATGCTTTTCTTTTTGTTGTCAATATTTTTGTCATTAAAAAATGATACTATGAATTATTTTCATTATTTATATGGATATGGATTTCCATGTATTTATTGAATTATTTTTTCTGACTTTTTTATAATTTTGGCAGTTATGGTCAATCGTTTTGAAGTATTCGGAGAGCCTATGGATGCTCAGAAATCTGCGGAGAGAATCTTTAATCCAAATTTTTTTGGTACTTATTCGGATCAAAAATGGACGGTCGTTTCGAGAACCAAAGATGTTCTGGATCCTTTTTATAAAACCACAATGTGCAAATATCAAGATAGTTGCAAACGCAAGAAAACTTGTAAATACGCCCACAATCTTTCAGAAAAGAGACCCTTTTTTCATCCTTCGGATTTAAAGCCAATTGATTTTACTTGGAGAACCAAAATGTGTCAAAACGGAGACCTCTGTCATAAGAAAGATTGTGGTTTTGCGCATAATCTTTCGGAATTACGCAAGGTTCCTTGCAAATATCAATCATTTTGTAAAAAAATTGGAGTATGCGAACGTTCTCACTATTTCTTGGAACCCCACATGATGGTGCAAACCTCGGATATGAAAAATAATAGCCTTGCCGTGAGAGGGAAATCCATTTTTCAGGATATTGAAAAAAATTTGACTTTGTCTGCCCTCAATCTTGAAAAAATGGAAAACAACATGGAAAATATGTTACAAAAAATCGATTCACAAATCCAAAACAAGGAGGATCAGTTGTCTGAATTCCAAAAGATAAAGGATGAATACGATATTATGATTAAAGAACTAAAGGATGAAGTGCGATTGACGGATGATTTAATAGATTCTCTCGAATCTAAAGGAAAAACGAAAAAAAGAAATTTCATATGGGATTCTGATGACGAGGAGGATCATAACATTAAAAAAATGAAATCGTGGGCAAGCGATTCGGAAAGTGACACTGAAATAGACAAGTCTCCAATGGGCAAAAATAAATTATCTTGGTGTGATATCATTAAAAAAAATATTGCATAGAACATTTTATTGAGTGATTTTATCTAAAGGATGCATATCTAAAGTGATTTCATAATTTAAAAATTGTATACGGACAGTCGATATCAATTCTTTAATTTCTTCAATACCAAAACTTAATAAATTTTCATAAAGCCTTCTTTCTATAGAATCAGGAAGAAAAGATAGATTTATATTTTTGTTTTTTAAAATATTAAACACCAATTCTTTAATATTTTTATCGATTTCTTTTTTTTTGGATTGTTCTTGCTCTTTGCTAAAATAATTACCCATTCTTCTAAATAACATCAAGATTTTTTTTAATCATAATTTTGTATTAAAACCATATAAACTTTGATTGAAGAAAAAATTATTACCCGGTTGTGGATTATATCCATAATAATTTGGGGATTGACGAAGATAGTTAAATTGATCGATTCCTTTTAAACAATCAGGTATATTGTCTTCTTGGGATTCCACAACAGGCTTTTTTGTTTTTTTTTGTTGTTTTTTTTCAACGGTATTAAAATTATTAAAGAATAGATCTGATTTATTGATATCGATAGCGTCTTTCGAAATTTTCTGATCGCTTGAACTCATTTTTTTTTAAAAGAAATTTTTTTTTTTTTTTAATTTTTTTTTTTCT